TAGCTTTTTTGATTATCTTTGTTATTATCTATACAGGATATAGGGTAATTAAAATATCGATATGAAAACCAACACAATAATCATTTTGTCAAGCTTTATCACGCTATTCGCACCAATTGGACCATTGGTAACAATAGCATTAATTTCTATCGGATTTGACTTCGGTTTTGGCATTTGGAGATCTGTTCAGAGCAGACGAAAAGAAGGATCAACAGCTAAGATAGGCGACATCATTCAAAGCACAAAGGCACTTGCTACAGGCGTTAAGTGTGGTATCTATGCTGGATCAATTGCATTCTTTTACTTGGTAGAGAGATTCATCGCAGGTGACATCATATCTCACTTCATATCGATCGAGCTATTGCTTACTAAGGCAGTTGCGTTATTCTTTGTGTTTATTGAAGTAAAGAGCATGAACGAGAGCTATAAAGACGTTACCGGAAAGGATATGCTAAAGTCATTCAGAGACTTCGTCACAGGACTTAAAAATGAAAGCGATAAATGGAAGAGCTAATCAAAAAATACATTGCCTTCACAAAGAAATGGGAGGGTGGACTTTCTAGAGATACAGCAGACTCAGCATCTAGTTATCCATGCCCTACACCCTACAAAGGTAAGTCAGGCTACCATACAAACATGGGTATTACTTATGCTGCATGGGTTCAGTACTTCGGTAAGGACAACGACGACGATTTCTTCAATATGTCTGACGAGAACTGGTTCAAGGTATTCAAGAAGGGTTATTGGGATGGTGTTAAGGGTGATCAATATAAGTCACAAAATATTGCAATAATTGTGACAGGTGTCGCATGGGGCAGCGGTGTTAAGCAGGCCGGTATGACGCTACAACGTGCTATACTGAACTGTGGTAACTTTGTTCAGAAGGACGGAATTATCGGTAAGAATACCATTAGCTCGGCTAACTCAATTGAGCCTCGTAAGTTGTTTGACGCACTGATAGCAGAGCGCGAGCGATTCTTCAAAGCTATCGGTAGACCGGGATCTAAGAACGCGAAATTTCTCAAGGGATGGTTGCGAAGATTGGAAGATTATCGTAAAACGTTCAGACCTTAATTATTTTTAGTAAATTTGTGATATGAAAGTAAATAACTATAACGTAGTAGCGCCAAATGTTAATTGTACTGTATTCGGTACAGATGAAAATGGAGCTCAAAAGAACTTCAACGTACAATCTTTATTGGCATTGAATGCAACACCTGAGGTTGTAGCTACAGATTTATTGACATCTCGAACTATTTTAGTAACTAACACATACTTCACTGGATCAGCAGGGGCATCATTTGCGGTTACTCTTCCGGCGTCTAACTCAAACTTAAACGGAGCTAAGTATGTCATAATGTCTACAGTTACTCGTGCTTCAACAACATGGATATCAGGCGGTGCTACATTTGTAGGTGCCCCTTCAACATTAACAGCAAACACTCCGGTGTGCTTACAATACAATCACGCCAACGCAACTTGGTACATATCTTTATAAAAATCAAATCAAATGGAAACAAAAAAAATCAAACAAGAACAGCTAGATCGATTGATCGATGCTAACAGAAAATTCAGAGACCTTAAGTTCAACATTGCAGACATCGAGATTAATTTCGAGCGTTTGAAAGTTCAAAAGGCTCAGTCAATGGCGAACATTGAAATCGCTGCTCACGACCTATCTTCCGTTCAGGAGGAGATCTACAACGAGTACGGTGACGTACAAGTTAACCTACAAACAGGTGAATTTAATTAGAAAGATATCAGTTGGTCCTGACTACATGAAGTGCATGCACTACGTTGTAGGACAACGCGTTCTCCGAGACGAGTATGAGATTGAGTCTATTATCAAGAATGATGATGGATCAATCTCTATTTGGATCATGCAGGATGGCGCGATTGTTTGTTGGAAAAACTTCTCGGCCAATATGCCAATCTCAACAGAGTACAAAATAGATTTCTAATGAAAGCTCCCTACTGCTTCATCATAAAGCCGGTTGGCTTGAGGCGGTACGACAACATAAGACAATTCGGAGATTCCGAGTTTATTATTAGTACCTCTCAGGAAGACCACCGCGTATCCAATAGATTCGCTGAGGTTGTATCCGTGCCTATATATTACGATGGTCCAATACAAGCAGGTGACACCGTGTGTGTTCACCACAACGTGTTTAAGTTCTACTACGATATGAAAGGTAGACAAAAGAGCAGTTGGCATCACTTATCAGAAGACTTATTTATTGCTGAGCCTGATCAGATCTACCTATTCAAAAGAGGTGAGGAATGGCAGGCACCTGAACCATTTGTGTTTGTTAGACCAATTGAATCGGAAGATCGGATGTTCAATGAGACCGGTGGACTAGAGCAACTATGGGGTGAGTTGGTCTATAAGAACGACAAGCTAGATGAAGTTGAGCAAGGTGACATAGTATCATACACGCCGGACTGTGAGTATGAGTTTAAGATTGACGATGAGATTCTTTACCGAATGTATAACCGGAATATATGTCTAAAAAAATAGAGATTGTAGAAGCAGCTAAGCAAGCGATTGATGAGCTGATCAAAGTATTAAAGTCTCCTATCATCACACACGCTGAGGACGATATATCGGCCGATAAGATGAAGAACGCTGCGTCAGCTAAACGTTTGGCATTTGAGGATGCTATGTATATGCTGACAAAGATTGAGGAGGAGGAAAGTAGACAAGACCAACCAGCTGAAGTAACGGCAGGTAAAGGTGGATGGGCAGAGGGTAGAGCCAAGACTAGAAATGGAAAATAAGTTATACTCCATATTAAGTAACTATGTACAGCGTCAAGCTGTGGTGGCTAAGAATAAGAATAAGTCTTGGAACTACGGCTATCACCCCGACTACGATTTAATAGTCATATCAAAGGACGGAACGATTGGTGACGTGTACGAGATCAACGGCCTAAGGATTGCTATCCCGGCCACACCAAAAGAATTAGAGAACACCAACAATAGATGGGTTGCCCAAGAGTATCCTGCTGAGCTTCAAAAGATCAAGTCAATATTTGACTGGAATAGAAAGGACAACTCATTCAAATCAAAGTATGTAGATAGTATCGAGAGGGAGTTTGATCGACGTGAACATGGACATTGGTTTATGAACAACGGCAAGCCAACTTACATAACCGGTACTCACTATATGTACTTGCAGTGGACCAAGATTGACGTCGGTCTACCTGACTTCCGTGAGTCCAACCGGATATTCTACATATTTTGGGAGGCATGTAAGGCAGACAACCGATCGTTTGGTATGTGTTACCTAAAGAACCGACGTTCAGGTTTCTCATTTATGTCTTCTGCTGAGACATCAAATCAAGGTACAATTGTCCGTGACTCTCGTCTTGGAATCCTATCTAAAACAGGATCCGATGCCAAGAAGATGTTTACTGATAAGGTTGTGCCTATTGTAAGAAATTATCCCTTCTTTTTCAAGCCGATTCAAGATGGTATGGATAACCCGAAGACGGAGTTAGCCTTCCGAGTTCCTGCGAGTAAGATCACTCGTAAGAACATGGATGAGGAGCGCGAGGATGACATAGAGGGATTGGATACTACCATTGACTGGAAGAACACAGCTGACAACAGTTATGATGGTGAGAAGTTATTACTACTTGTACATGACGAGAGTGGTAAATGGGAGAAGCCTGAGAACATTCTCAATAACTGGCGAGTAACCAAGACGTGTCTCCGATTGGGATCTAGGATCATTGGTAAGTGTATGATGGGATCAACATCGAATGCATTGTCAAAAGGTGGTGAGAACTTCAAGAAACTATTCAACGATAGCGACCCAAGACAACGATCTGCCAATGGTCAGACCAAGTCAGGGTTGTATGCATTATTCATTCCGATGGAGTGGAACTACGAGGGTTATATCGATGAGTTCGGTTGGCCGGTATTCGAGGACCCAAAGAAACCTGTGGTTGGTGTAGACAAGGAGATGATTAGTAATGGCGTTATTACCTATTGGAACAATGAGGTTGCGGCATTAAAGTCTGACTCAGATGCACTCAATGAGTTCTATCGTCAGTTCCCTCGTACAGAGTCACACGCATTTAGAGATGAGTCCAAGCAGTCGTTATTCAACTTGACAAAGATATACCAGCAGATTGACTACAACGACTCGATGATTAAGGATCGCGTCATTACTAGGGGGTATTTCCATTGGAAGAACGGTGTCAAAGACAGTGAGGTTGTTTGGACTCCTGATCAAAAAGGTAGGTTCTATGTGTCATGGATTCCGGAGCAGGGACTTAGAAACCGAATAGTGTATAAGAACGGGCGTAAGTTTCCAGCAAACGAGCATATCGGTGCGTTTGGATGTGACCCCTATGACATCTCAGGAGTAGTAGGTGGTGGTGGATCGAATGGTGCATTGCATGGTTTGACCAAGTTTCATATGGAGAAGGCACCAACGAACGAATTCTTTTTAGAGTATGTGGCTAGACCTCAAACAGCAGAGATATTCTTTGAGGAGGTATTGATGGCTTGTATATTCTACGGAATGCCTATCTTACCGGAGAACAATAAAGCCCGACTACTATATCACTTTAAGAATAGGGGATACCGTGGTTATGTATTGAATAGACCCGACAAGCAGACATTTAAGCTGTCTAAGACCGAATTAGAGCTTGGTGGAATACCTAACTCATCTGAGGACGTTAAGCAAGCTCACGCGGCAGCTATCGAGTCTTATATCGAGGAGTATGTTGGTTTAGATAATGAGGGGACTTATAGAGACTCTGACGTTATGGGATCAATGTATTTTACTAGGACTCTAGAAGATTGGGCTCGATTTGATATCAATAATAGAACAAAACACGATGCCTCCATCAGTTCAGGTTTAGCCATTATGGCGACTCGTAAGTATATGTTTACACCTGAAAAGAAGGAATCAAAAATAAGTATTAAATTTGTAAAATACGATAATCGTGGAAACAGAAGCGAAATAATAAAATAATGGAGAAACCACAAGTTTTAATTTCCCAGCGGCCGTTCCCGAATCAGATGGCTACCGATGAAGAAAAGTCTACTTTCGAGTATGGACTTAAGGTAGCAAAGTCTATTGAGGGTGAGTGGTTTAAAAGAAAAGCAAATTCGTGTAGGTTCTATCACCAGTGGGGGGAATTCCACCGATTGAGACTATACGCAAGAGGAGAGCAGCCAGTTCAGAAATATAAAGATGAATTGTCTATCAACGGAGATATGTCTATGTTAAACTTAGACTGGTCTCCTATTCCCATTATTCCCAAGTTCGTTGATCTTGTTGTAAACGGTATGTCGGAGCGACCTTATGCTATCAAGGCTGAGGCGCAAGACGTTATGTCCGCTGAGAAGAAGAACATCTTCCAGGATATGATTGAGTCTGACATGGTCGCAAAGGACTTCCTTCAGTTAACTAAGGATGAGTTTGGTATCGATGCATTTAACGTTGATCCAAATGAACTTCCTGAGAACGACGAAGAGTTGTCATTGTACATGCAATTGAAATACAAACCAAGTATTGAGATCGCTGAAGAGGTAGCTATTGATACATTACTCAAGATGAATGAGTATGAGTATACCAAGAAGCTATATGACTATGACGTTACCACTATCGGTATCGGAGCTGTAAGACATACATTCCTAGTTAATGATGGCGTTAAGGTTGACTACGTTGACCCCGCTAACATGATCTACAGTTATACTGAGAAGAATGACTTCTCTGACTGTTATTACTTTGGTGAGGTTAAGATGGTTCACTATACTGAGCTACTTAAAATTGATCCTACACTTACAGACGAGCAACTTCAAGAGATTAGAAATGCTAGTTCTGCATGGTATGATTACTTCCCTATTGTTAGAAACTACCAAGACGATTCATTCTTAAATGAGGTCGTTACATTACTATACTTCAACTACAAGACTGACAAACGTTTTGTATGGAAAAAGAAATTACTTGAGAATGGTGGAGAGAGAGTTATCCGTAAGGATGAGTCATTCAACCCAATCATCGAGGACGGAATGCTATTCGAAAGAGTAGAGGCGGTTCGTGACGTTTGGTACGATGGTATCTTAGTTGGTGGATCAAACATACTTGTTAAGTGGGAGCTTATGAAGAACATGGTTCGTCCTAAGTCTGCTACTCAGAAAGCTCTTCCAAACTATGTGGTGCATGCGCCAAGAATGTACAAAGGAAACATCGAGTCTTTGGTTCGACGTATGATTCCATTTGCTGATCAGATCCAATTGACACACCTTAAGTTACAACAAGTCATGGCACGCGTAGTTCCTGATGGGGTATTCATTGATGCTGATGGTATTAATGAGGTTGACTTAGGTACCGGCGCGGCATACAATCCTGAGGATGCATTGAAACTATACTTCCAAACGGGTAGTGTGATTGGACGTAGCTACACTCAAGAGGGTGAGTTTAACAACGCGCGTATTCCAATCCAAGAGTTAAACACAAACAGTGGACAAGGTAAGATGGCTGCTTTAATCGGCAATTACAACCACTACTTAAATATGATCCGCGATGTGACGGGTATCAATGAGGCAAGGGATGCGTCCACTCCTCATCCTGACGCATTGGTTGGTGTTCAGAAGTTAGCTGCATTGAATTCAAACACTGCAACTAGACACATCCTTGAGTCTGGTCTGTATACAACCAAACGATTGGCAGACTGTTTATCAGTTCGTATTGCTGACGTTTTAGAGTATTCTGACTTTGCTGAGGAGTTTGCTATGCAGATTGGTAAGTATAATGTTGCTATCTTAAATGACATTAAAGATCTATACCTGCATGACTTTGGTATCTTTATTGATCTTGCTCCGGACGAAGAGCAGAAAGCTCAGTTAGAGGCGAACATTCAGATATCACTTCAACAACAAACGATTGATCTAGAGGATGCTATTGACATTCGAATGATCAATAATATTAAGTTGGCTAACGAAATGCTTAAGGTTAAACGTAAGCGTCGTATGGAACAACAGCAGAAACAAAAAGAGATGGAGTTCCAAATGCAAATGCAGTCGAACATCCAATCTCAACAAGCTGCCTCTGAACAGAAAGCACAACTCATCCAATTGGAAGCACAGTCTAAAATGCAACTTAAGCAAGCTGAAACTGAGTATAGAATTAAAGAGATGCAAGCTGAGGTTGAACTTAAACGTCAGTTAATGGATGTCGAATTCCAGTACAACATGCAGTTAAAAGGCATGGAGGGTGAGGTTATTAAGAACCGTGACATGGAGAAAGAGAAAGCAAAAGACAAACGAGTTGACTTGCAGGCTACTAGACAATCAGACTTAATAAACCAAAGACAAAACAATTTACCTCCTAAGAATTTTGAGAGTGAAGATGATAGTTTGGATGGATTTTCTTTAGAATCATTTGGACCTAGATGACAGGAATATATAAAATAACATCTCCTTCTGGAAGGATTTACATCGGTCAATCAATTGATATTGATAAAAGATTTGAATCCTATAGAAAATTAAAATGCAAAATGCAGCCTAGGCTCTATAGTTCTATAGTAAAATATGGTGTAGATAATCATGTATTCGAAATAATCGAAACGTGTGATGTAATACATCTTAACAATAGAGAGCGTCACTGGCAAGACTATTTTAGCGTAATTGGTTTAAATGGATTAAATTGTATCTTAACTAATACTGAAGACAAAATAAAAGTTGTTTCAGATGACACAAAGGAAAAGATAAGATCTAAAACAAAATTATATAGGCACACGGATGAAGCAAAGAAAAAAATAATAGCTTCATTGATAGGTAGAAAACCTTCTAAAGAGACTTGTGAGAAAATATCAAAGTCACAAATAGGAAAAACAGTTAGCGCTGATACTTGCGATAAAATATCAAAAGCTTTATTAGGTAGAAAATTATCTAAAGAATGTTTAGAGAAGAGATCTAAGTCGATAAGTGGGAGTAATAATTGGAAAGCTAAAATAATATTAGATTTGCATAGTGGTATATACTATGGATGTATTACTGAGGCGGCAGACGCTTTTAACATTAATAGAAGTACACTTAATAACTATTTAATAGGAAGTAGACCTAACAAAACTACACTGATTTACGCATAAGTAAATAATACTTAACTTTGTAACAATTAAATCTAATTATAATGAGTGAATTTACAGTAAGAACAGTTGACTTCGAAGAGAAGTCAGTTGCAGAAAAAGAAACAGAATTATTAAAGGCGCATGAAGAGCAGCAAAGTGAACCTACTCCGGTAGTTGATCTTTCAAGCATTGAAGCACCAACAAATACACCTCCGGCAAACGAGCCGGTTGAATTAGATGAATCTATTGTTGTATCTTACTTAGGTAAGAGATGGAATAGAGAAATTACTTCTTTGGATGATCTAGCTGAACAACGTTCGGTTAATGATGATCTACCTGAGGATGTTTCTGCATTCCTAAAATACAAAAAAGAAACTGGTCGTGGTATTGAAGACTTTATCAATTTGAATAAGGACTACAACACCATGGATCAGGACACTTTGCTTCTTGAATATAATCGAGAACAAAACAAAGGTCTAGACTTAGAAGACGTTAAGTTTGAGTTAGAGACCAAGTTTGGTTACGATGAAGATTTTGATGACGAAAAGGAAATCAAGAAAAAACAAGTAGCAAAGAAAAAAGAGCTTGCTAAAGCTAAGGAGTATTTCAATCAACTGAAGGATCAGTACAAGGTGCCGCTTGAGTCAAGGGATACCTTTGTTCCGCAAGAAGAAAGAGATGCATACGAGGCTTACAAGAAACAAATAGAGTCTGGAGCTGTAGCCCAGGAAGACCAAGCAAAGAAGTCGAAGTATTTTGCTGACAAAACAAATGAGTTATTCTCTGATAAATTCGAAGGTTTCGGATTCAACATTGATGAGAATAAGAAAGTTGTTTACACGCCAACAGATGCAAAGACTTTGATTCAAGAACAGTCTAACTTATCGAACTTTGTAAATAAGTTCTTAAATGAAGAAGGTTACTTGAAGGATGCGGAAACCTTCCATCGTGCAATTGCTGTGGCCTCAAACCCTGAGAAATTTGCTAAGTTCTTCTATGAGAAGGGTAAAGCAGAGGCGGTTGATGGGATTGCTAAAGAATCAAAGAATATTGACATGGTTCGACAAGCACCCCAAGTAACTAACAAAGCTGAGGGTCTACAGGTTAGAGCATCCGAACCAAGTGGTTTTGGTAACAGATTAGTTATTAAAAGTAAAAATAAAAACTAGAAAAATGGCTGGTACATTAAACGCTGGTGGAGTAAGTTTAACTCCATCTTCACAAAAGATTGCTATTCCTGATAACTACATCACGAATTTCAACTTCTTAAATCAATTTCTTCCTGACACTTATGAGCAGGAATTTGAACGTTACGGTAACCGTTCTATCGCATCTTTCTTGCGTATGGTTGGTGCTGAGCTTCCTACAAACTCTGACTTGATCAAATGGGCAGAGCAAGGTCGTTTGCATACAAAATACACTGGATTGACTTATGGCGCATTTTCTGCTGGAGCTCAAACGTTTACATTAGCTTCTGGAGCTTGTGTATTTCGTGTAGGTCAAACTGTATTTCTTTCTTCTGAAACTATTTCAGGTGAGTCTGCAAAAGCATTGATTACTGCTGTAACTTCAACTACTTTTACTGTTGCTTACTATGCGAATTTAGCTTCAACTCCATTTACAAGTGGTACTGTTACTGCATTCGTTTATGGGTCTGAGTTCAAAAAAGGAACAAATGGAATGGAAGGGTCTTTAGAGGCTCAAGATGTATTCTTCGACGTTAAACCAATCATCATCAAAGATAAATACACTGTATCAGGATCTGATATGGCGCAAATTGGATGGGTTGAGGTTACAACTGAGAACGGAGCTACTGGATACCTTTGGTATATGAAGTCTGAGCACGAAACTCGTTTACGTTTCGAGGATTACTTAGAGATGGCTATGGTTGAGGGTGTTCCTGCTGCTGCTTCTTCTGCTGCATTAGCATCATTATCTCCTGCTGCAAACACTGATTATGCTGGTACTCTTGGTTCAACTGCTGCTGGTACTAAAGGTTTGTTCTATGAAATCGAATCTCGTGGTAACGTTTGGTCTGGTGGTATTCCATCTGCATTGTCTGACTTCGATACAATCGTACAACGTTTAGACAAACAAGGAGCTATCGCTGAGAACACATTGTTCATCAACCGTCAGTTCTCTTTCGATATCGATGATATGTTGGCTGCACAAAACTCTTACGGAGCAGGTGGTACGTCTTACGGATTGTTTGATAACGACGAGCAAATGGCATTGAACTTAGGTTTCACTAGCTTCCGTCGTGGATATGACTTCTACAAAACAGACTGGAAATACTTGAACGACGCTACACTTCGTGGTGGTATCGTTGGTGGAGCTGTAAATGGTGTTTTAGTTCCTGCTGGAACAATGAACGTTTATGACCAAGTTCTTGGTAAAAACGCGAAACGTCCATTCTTACACGTTCGTTACCGTGCTTCTGAAGCTGAAAACCGTCGTTACAAAACATGGATGACTGGATCTGCTGGAGGTGCACAAACAAGTGACCTAGATGCAATGGAGGTTAACTTCTTGTCAGAGCGTGCGCTTTGTACATTAGGAGCTAACAACTTCTTCATCTTCAAATAAGAAGAACAAATCAGAGAGGAGTTTCGGCTCCTCTCTATTTTTTATTGTAAATTAAATTATATCAAATGAAAAGAGTAAAACTAGATTCGAAAGATCGCACCTATCTTTTAAAAGGTGATTCAGCCCCATTAACTTATTTTATCTTATCTCGCGACACAAAGCGAAAAAGATTACTTTACTTCGATGAAGAAGAAGGAGTAAATCTTACATTGAGATATGCAAGAAATCAAAAGAGTCCATTCGAACATGAGCAAGATGCAAATGCAATCTTAGAGCCAATTGTTTTTGAAGATGGTGTATTGATTGTTCCAAGAACAAATCCTGTGCTTCAAGAGTTCTTACATTACCACCCTGGCAATGGAACTGAGTTTTATGAATTTGATTCAGAAAGAGATGCTCAAGAAGATGTTGAATACTTGGTATCAGAAATTGATGCATTAATCGCGGTTCGTGATTTATCTCAAAATGACTTTGGTAAATTAGAAGCTATCGCTCGATTGGTATTAAACAGTGATGTTGATGCAATGAGTTCGGCTGAAGTTAAGCGTGACATGATGTTATTCGCTAAACGTTACCCTCAAGACTTTATGGAAGCATTAGATGATCCATCATTGTCAATTAACAATATTGCATTCAAAGCAATCTCTGAAGGTTACCTTACATTCAGAAATGGTAAAGAGATTTATTATAACTTGAAAGACAACAAGAAACGTTTATTAACTGTTCCGTTTGGAGAAGACCATTTATATGTCTTGTCTTCTTATTTGCAGTCTAACGAAGGTTTAGAGCTATACAAATTCTTGGAAGAAAAGATTTCCAATATTTAGTATATTTGTACTTTATAAACCATTAATTTTTTAGACATGGAAAAATTTATTAGTATCCCGGTTACTAGTCAACCAAACCAATTAATTTCAGCAGATAATGTTGTTTTAGTTGCTTCAGGACTAGGTTCTGCGAACAGTAGTGGAACTGCTACTACAACTACAATCACTTATACTGGTGGTAAAGTTGTTACATTAACTCATGCAGCTCAAGTTGCTTTTAGTATGCGTACTGCTATTCAAACAGCAATCAACGATGCATTAACTACATCTTGGACAAACGTTACATACGTTGCAACTGTTCCTCAAGCTGTTAGTGCAGTTACTATCGCTTAATATTAGCACCCTATTACTGAGAAGGCACTTTTTAATCGAAGTGCCTTTTTTTATTTATCTTTGTAAAAAGCAGACACATGATTAATGATGTTCGAAATATCGTTTTATCCATACTAAACAAAGAGAATAGAGGCTATGTTACTCCAATGGAGTTTAACCTATATGCCAAACAAGCTCAGTTAGATATCTTCGAGAACTACACGTTCTTGTACAGCAATGCAATCAACAAGCAGAACGCTCGGATGCATGGTGAAGGATATTCCGACATCCCTAAAAACATTGGTGAGGTTATTGACTTGTTCTCTGAGAGATCAGTTCTATCTTACAATACGGTTACCGGATACTACATAGCACCTGATGATTATTATTTCTTAGAGAAATTACTATACAATAATAACAAAGAAGTAGAAAAAGTTAGTCATAGAAAGATTAACTATTTAGTTAATTCTAACTTAACTGCGCCTACGACTGCTTACCCTGTTTATACATTAGAGAATGATGGTATATTGGTTTATCCAAATTCAATCATACCTTCTATTATTACCTTCCCAATAACTACATCAACTCAGATAACAGCGCAATACGTTAGATACCCTAAGGATCCAAACTGGACTTATGTTAGTATAAATGGTGGTGATCCGGTATTTAACCCATTGGCTCCTGGACCAGGCTACCAAGACTTCGAGCTTCCAAATAGTGATTTTTCTAACTTGGTTGTAAAGATCCTATACTATTGTGGTGTTCAGATTAGAGAAGAACAAGTAACTGCTGCTGCAAAAGGAGAAGAGGTTCAAGACTCACAACAAAAACAATAATAGATGGCTTATATTAGCAATTATCAGTACTATACAAATAATGGAAATATTCCCGAAGACGCTAATTGGGGATCATACCAATATGTAAGCCTAGCTGACATGGTTAACAACTTTATCCTTATGTATGTAGGGAACGATAAGTTGATCAACAATGTTGACCGATATACAATCTTATTCCATGCCAAGCGAGCAATACAAGAGTTAAACTACGACGCATTAAGAAACATTAAGGTGCTTGAGTTTGAGATGGGCGACAACCTAAAGTTGGTTATGCCCCCCGACTACATCAACTATGTAAGAATCTCAATGCTTCGTCAAGGTGTTCTATTACAACTATCTGAAAACAGATCGGTTATGTCTGCTACCGCATACTTACAAGACAACCAAGGAGATATCGTATTCGATTCAAATGGTAACGTGGTTGTAGGTCAGTCAAAGCTTGACATCTTAAACCAAGAACAACACTTGTACACAGGTACAGGCCCATACAACGGATCATACGGTTGGAACTACGATGGCAATTGGTATTTTGGGTACAATGTTGGTGCGCGATTTGGGATGGACCCAACCGAAGCGAACTCAAACCCTAAGTTCACAATCAATAAAGCGGCTGGTGTAATTGACTTTTCATCCGGAGTAAGAAACTCGTTTATCGTTTTGGAGTACATCTCAGACGGAATGGAGAACGGAGACGACAGTCTGATCACCATAAACAAGTTAGCTGAAGAGTATGTATACAACTACCTTAAGTGGGCTCTATTGAATAACAAGTATGGTATTCAAGAGTACATCGTAAATAGAGTTCGAAAAGAGAAGACAGCTTCCCTTAGAAACACAAAGATTAGATTAAGTAACCTACATCCTGCTAGACTTCTTATGAGTCTTAGAGGCAAGGATAAATGGATTAAATAACTATGGCTGAAATAGAAAAAAAGTTCTTATCCGGGAGGATGAATAAAGACGTGGACAAGCGTCTTATTGCTGATGGTGAGTATTTAGATGCTGTAAACGTAACGCTTAACACATCTGAAGGATCAACTATTGGAGCTGCTCAGAATCCTTATGGTAATGAAAGAATTGCCTATATAAATGATATACTTGCTGCTCGTGGATTAGGATCTATTACAAACCCAATCGTTATCGGGGCGCTTCCTTATGAAGCTCAGAACCTTATCTATTGGTTTGTTACATCAGATAACTTTGATGGTATATTTGAATACAACGAGTTAACGGGAGATACTGTGCTAGTATTAGGTAGCACTATAGGACAACTTAACTTTAATGGAAGATACATCATCACGGGTGTAAACTATGTGTATAACTCCGCAGGTAGCTTATTGTTTTGGACTGATGGATACAATCCTCCAAGACGAATTAATATCAGCAGATGTAAGACTTATAACATTAACGATGCTAAGATCAGTGACGACATTAACGTAGTTCTTCGTCCGCCATTAAACGCACCGTATATTAGGCTATCAAATGCACTAGCTCCTGATCCTAAGCCAAATAATATTGAGCAGAAGTTCTTATACTTCAGCTACCGATTCAAGTACGTTGACAACGAGTACAGCTCTATGTCACCATATTCAGGAGTTGCTTTTCATCCGAAAGGATTCTCTATCGACACAGAGACCGGAGAGAACAAGGGTATGGTTAACATATTCAACCAAGCTAATATAACCTTTCAGACTGGTAATCAGTTTGTTACTGAGATTCAATTACTTGTCAGAGATACAAGCGGATTGAACGTTCGTATTGTTGACTCATTCAATAAGGAGGAACTTAACATACCTGACGACTCGTCGTATGAGTTCACCTTCATGAACAACAAAACATATTCCGCTCTACCGGCCGATCAGACGACTCGATTGTTTGACAACGTACCCTTGTTGGCTTCAGCTCAAGAGATTATTGGTAACCGATTGATCTATGGTGACTATACTCAGTTTAGAGATATTGTGTCGTGTGACAATCAATTTATTAACCTTGACTATAAGGTTGGATATGTAGGAACACCAATAACTGGAGAGCCTCAGCAAACGTTCAGAAGTGATCGAGACTATGAGGTTGGTATTGCTTACGCTGATGACTATGGCCGCATGACGACTGTACTAACGTCAAACAATACTAACTCATCAAATAATTTATCAAACGCTGTATATATACCTGCTGTTAATTCAAGTACAGCAAATAGCTTATCTGTTGAGATTAAAAACCCTGCACCTTGTTGGGCAACCAACTATCGATTCTTTGTAAAGCAGGTAAAAGGTGACTACTATAATATCTTTCCTAGGACATTTATAAAGGATGGTAACTTCAGATACTTTTTGATTAATGAAGCTGACCGTGATAAGATCACTGTAAACGGATACATTATATTCAAGACATTTGACAATGGACCTACTCATACAAATAAGCAATTCAAAGTACTTGAGCTTGAGTATAAGGCGGCTGACTTTATAGTAGGGTCGAATGCATTAGAGGGATTATACTTCAAGATTAAAGCTTCGGCTAATGATACTTTTTTAAGTGCCCAAATACAACAAAATTATAGTTGGTCTGGATCGGGAAGAGGCGCTTATTCAACTTTTATACAAGGACCAACGCCTTCAGCTATACAAAATTCACAAAATCCAGTATTTTATGTTCCATTGCCTGTTTATTATTCAGCTACAGGTGATAATACATTACAAAATACAGGACCAAGCATTATACCTGATAGTTTATTATCTAGTTCAGGATCAGATAGACGTATAACTGTTGAAATACTACCAGGAGGAACTTCATTTCATTGGACAGATGATGTAAATCCTACTAATCCATATTGGATAGCAGACATAAATATAACTACTTTTGGCGCTGTACTATCTGTAGGTAATACTGTTTTAAGAATTAATTTTACCTCAACGAGTGGATATAATGTAGGCGATAGATTTATATTTAATATAACAAGCTTAGGGGAGCAAGGTACACCTAAACAACCTGTTGGTAATTATGGTTTACCAAATCCTCCGTATTCTACAACATATAATCCAAATGGTAGATATTATCTTGGGGGATATAATTATGAATATAGAGGTGTGTCAAATCTTAAAGGTCCCGGTGAAATATTCCCAGGATCTTCTATATCAATAAATATTTTAAATGATGGACCAGCAAATGGTGCGCCAGGTCAAAATGCTAGTAGTATGTCATGGACATCTTCTCAATATTACAAAAATATTGAAGAATGGTTTTGGATGTCAGGAGCATATCAAACATTTGTTCAATATGATGAAAATGGCACTAATATAGGAGCAAATGCAGTTACATTTAGGAATGGTTATGATCAAACTTCTTTATTTAATGCTGGAACAAATGTAATAAAAGTACAACCTACTGATCCAAATAAATGGATGTTAATAAAAGGATTTAGATTAAATCAAGGCGGTAGTAGAAACTTAATACAAGCTGAATTAAAAGTAACTCAAACACCATCAAACAAACAACTAATCGCTGAAACCGTTCCGAAGGAAAGTGATCTTGATATCTTCCATGAGCTTAGTAGAACATACCCTATTGATCAAGGTAAGCACATTGTTCTTTGGCGTTATGATAAATCAACTGCTTCAGGTATTGGAACTAAGCTAACAAACATAGACCATAAGTTTCCTCATTACTTTACAGCAGGGGATATGGTGTATGTAACAGCGCCAAATATTACGCCTGGATTCTACCAAGTAACTAGTGCAATTGATAGATATTCAGTTGTTATCAACTTAACATACCCAGGAACCAATCAACCGGGAGGTATATCATACAATGCATCAGATCAAGATCAAAGCAGTGTTACCAATCCTGCTAGAGTTAGGATCAATAACGTTGGCTTTAAGAACAGCGACTACAACGCATTTGCTTATGGCAATGGTCTTGAGTCATATAGAATACTAGACGACTACAATGCGCCTAGAATGGACTATAGTTTGAGAGCTAGTACAATAATTGAAGACTACGAGGAGCAGCATAAATACGCATCACTTACATATAGTGGTTTGTATCGTGGCGACTCATCAATCAACCGATTGAACGAATTTAATTTATCTCTAGCGAACTTTAAGAACCTCGATAAGTCATTCGGTCCGGTAAGAAAGTTATTCGCTCGTGATACTGATCTATTGGTCTTACACCAAGACAAGGTGACGTCAGTTTACTATGGTAAAAACTTATTGGTGGATGCTGTTGGCGGTAGTCAAGTTGCTTCAGTTCCTGAAGTACTTGGTACACAAATTGCTCATCAAAGCGAGTATGGTATTAGTGATAACCCGGAGAGTTTTGCTGTTTGGTCTAATAACTATTTCTTCTCAGATGCGCGTCGTGGTGTTGTATTAATGATGACTGGTTTTGACATCGTAGAGATATCAGAGAATGGAATGCGCGACTACTTTATCGACTTCTTTGCATATTCTCCAAACACGCAAAAGCTAGGAGCATACGATCCGCACAATCAGACATACATGATATCAGGTAATGAGATTGAAAGAAACTCATGCCGCACATCAATTACTCCAGGAAGTAGAGGAATACCTGGTCAGACAAATGGTCAAAGCTATTTTATGTTTAGTATTAATTCAGTAACGACATGGACTGTTGAACTAGTAAGTATTGGATATGGCACCAATTGGTTGAATGTTCCTCCTTATTGTTTATCAGGGACAAACTCTCAAGATATATACGCAAATGTTCAAAATAACTTGACTGCCGCGCCTAGAAAGGTTAAATTTGTTGTTAGATTTTGTGATCAAGAATTAGAATTTATATTGACACAAGGCCTTGGAAGAAAAACTGATATCGCACTAATTGCTTTTAACGGATAAATAAAATGGAGAGAACAAAACAATCTTTTGAATATACTGGCAGTGATCAATATACAATTGACAATGTAATACTAAGCAGCAGCGGAATCGCTTTATTTGACACCAATTCAGGTGTGGGCGGGGTTGATTATATACCATACAATGGATCAACGGTTACCGTTAAAGCAGGTGACATATATACTGACTACAGACAATTGGCCCCAACGTTAAATAACAAGTTTTACTACTTGGTGTCTGACGTTGAGTATACTAGTGAACAAAAGACATTGATTCTTTCTTTGGCTACTGAGATACCTGTTTACTTTAATGGTACTGAGTTTCAAGGTACATTTGTTTTTAACAATCCAAACAACTACCCATACATTTATTTGCTTTGGGATTATGAGGATAAGATGGACTCAGTTGTATCTTATCTAGGCGAAACTAGCTCTAGAACAATTGGATTTGACTTAGGAGCTAATATCGGACGTGCCGGTATATCTTACAATCTAATGGATCCTGATCAGCCGACTAGATTTCAAGTTGAGTGGAACGGGTCTATCATTCGAGATTCATTGTATGTTGGTGTTAATAGTTTATCAAACTACAATGCATTAATTTCAGCTGGTATACCTGAGGATGAGATTGGATTAGTTTTCCCATACGATGGATTAGTCAATAATGGAGTCGGGTCATTAGAGTTTTTTAAGGATATTCCAGAGCCTGCTGCAAATCTTATCGTATCGTCTCCATTTACAGGTTCATTATGGATCGTGAATAAAATTGACACATACTTAACATCATTCTATTTAGATATAACAGATGGTATACCTTCTGATGTGTGTGCACAATGTCCTACTGATTTAGTATACCACAATGGATTAAACGCTCTTCCGGTTGTTGGTGACGTTGTATTTACTGAATCTGACGGCAGTGTAGTGTATTCAAATGCCGGGACGCTTCACATGATTGACACTGTTACTTGTACAGTACCAAGTCCAACTAATAAGACATATATTGAGGTAGATGAGAACGGATTAGTGTTAACTGTTTCTTTGTGTAATTGCTACGAGTACGCTGTTCCATTTATCTATGAGAATCCAATAACAGTAACATCTAACTCTCAGTCATTTGAGGTGATTGATGTATTAAACAATCCGACATCTTGGTCAATTGTTGCTAGCGATCTTCCAATAGGTGCTTCATTTGCAGATGGTGTCGTATCATTTAATAACGCTCCAACCGGCACATATAGACTTACCATTAACGCTAGCAATTGCCTTGGAACGTCTAATGACACGCTAATTAATATTAGTGTTATCTCATCATCAGATGCTCAGCCGTGTCTTATTGATGTGGAGCAATTCAAAGAGGTGGCTTCAGATGCATGTGGTGTTATTCCAACATTTACTCAATTATACTTTATAGGAACACAGCCTGTTCCAACTAGAGGTGATACCGTATTTTATGATCCTGCAATAAGCAAACCATTCATGGGTGGTGAGAAGTGGTATTACTTAGACAACTCAGCTGAAGTTATTCAGATTGATCAGGACGGAACGGTTATGGCTACATTTAGTTGTCCCGGAGCTACCACAACAACCACAAGTACAACTACGACAACACTGCCGGCAGGTGATTACTTTGTTGCTCAGTCATGCCAAGACCCAACTGTTGAAGTTATTTTATTAGACACAACAACTGGAGGAGCAGGTATAAGTGATATCGTTAAAAGTGATGATGGAAACTGCTGGGAAATAACAAACACTTCAGCGGCTACTTTCCCATACTATCTTACTGAGAATCCAATAGTTGTATACGGAGATTGTACGGCATGTAGCGGTACAACTACTACAACGACAACGACGACTACCACTACAGTTGCTCCGTTGATATCTTTTAAGTTAGACTTAGATGCTCAAGTTTCTTTTAGAAATGCATGCGCTCAAACAGGTGCAACAACAACTTTTTATTTCAATACTCTAGAAATAAACGGTTTTATTTACTATGATTTAGCCGGAACAACATTATTCGACGGTGGATTTAAATGGTATAAAGCTATTTATTTAGGACAAACATATGCACTATTAATTGCAAATACCGGTCAAATACTTGATAAATATAATTGCTCAACTACAACGACCACTACGACTACGACTACTGCTCCTACATATTATTACAGATCATTAATTTGTGGAACTGCTACATATAAGAAATTAAAGATTCAATCATTTGAACCATTAGCTCTTGGTACAACAGTTAAAGATAGTTCTAGTATATGCAGTGTGCTTGAGTCGGTTATAGCTCCTACTACCACAGACGCTGATATTTGGTATTCATATGAAAGTTGTTTTGAATGCTTGTCATCTATTCCAACCACTACAACGACAACTACTAGTACTACCACAACAACTACTACTAGTACTACCACAACGACGACAAGGCCGCCATTAACAGCATTGATATTGTCAAGCAATACCAATAGCGCTGACGTATGTACAGTTTTAAATATAGAAACTTTTTATGTAAATGGTATGCTTGGTGTTCCGGGAAATAGTATATTTGTTGACCTTTTAGGATCTGATCCTGCACCAGCAGCTTGGTACTTGCAAGTTATTACAAACATTGCATACGAATGGGATGGCAGCGATTGGACCGGTGGTTCAATATCTTGCTAATGAGGACACTTAGAATGATTTCAGCGCAACCAGCGCTAGACTATTATGCTTGGCAGGTTGAGGTTTACATCCACAACTTTGTATCGCTAGGATACAAAAACATTGACGTGGTAGCAGGATATCAAGGTGAAATTCCTGAGTCATGGCAAAAGCTTGTAGAGAACTATTCAGATGTCGCTCATTTCTATTTTTACGAAGATACTTTAGGTAGTTGTAACTATCCACCTGCTATTCAAGCACATATACTTAAGAAGCATTTTGAATTATACCCATCGAACGATGCGTTCTTTTTCCATGACTCTGACTTCGTATTTACCAAGCACTTGGACTTCAGTCCATACCTAGCTGACGACACATGGTACTTCTCTGATACTGTGTCATACATAGGATACGATTACATTATGAGCAAAGGCGAAGAGGTATTAAATGCTATGTGTGGCCAAATCGGCATAAAGAAAGAAATCGTTCAAGCAAACAAGCATAACAGTGGTGGCGCTCAGAAGCTTATGAAGAACTTGACGTCAACCTATTGGAAGAAAGTTGAGTTAGATGCTAGAGCATTATACAACCTACTAACCAAAATGCAGAACGTTAAGAAGGAAGGTGATCCATACGGCATACAAGCTTGGACGGCAAGCATGTGGGCCGAACTATGGAACGCTTGGTATTTTGGCAAGCATGTCGAGGTGATCAAGGAGTTTGACTTTTGTTGGGCCACTTGTCCGATCAGCCGGTGGGATGATGTATACTTCTTCCATAATGCCGGTGTTCAAAACAACAACCAAGAGATGTTCTATAAGGCTGAGTACATGCACAAGTATCCATTTGGTATTGATCTTAAGCTCAGTGACAAACGATGCTCATACAACTACTATGAGATGATCAAGGGAATGAAAAGCTGTTTGGTCTAATTTTCGTAAATTTGTATCTATGACAGATACTTTATCTTATTACAACTACGCCAATGGATGGACATCTAGATGGTCTTATGTGCCTGAATGGATGTTGCATATGAATAGTCATTTCTATTCATTTAAGAATGGGAATCTATATTTGCACAATTTAAACCCGATCAGGAATAAATTCTATGAGACTTACTACACGTCTACATTAAGTACGATATTCAACATAGAGCCAACTACAATCAAGAAATTCAAGAATATTTGGCAGGATAGTACCCACCCATGGAGAACTACAATGCATACCAATTTAGATGAAGGGTTTATTGATTATGACTGGTATGATTTAAAAGAAGGGCGCTGGTATTCATTTATCAGAAGGCCACTATCTAATACTGATTCATCTTTATTGTCTACGCAAGGTGTAGGGAATGTAGATAATATTGTCGGGACAACAATCACATTCTTGTCTGACATACCTTCATACTTAAATATCGGCGATTTGGCTTACAGAGCCATCAATGGCGGCCTAGAGTTTATCGGATCAATCGTAAACTTCAATAACACCACTATAACAGTTGATTCTGTAGCTATCACACCATTGCAAAATGACTTGATAGTTGTTGTTAAAAATCCTACAGCTGAGTCATTTGGACCTAGAGGTTACTACCTACAAGTCGATCTTGAGAACGATAAAACATATGAGGTAACAATGTTTGCCGTTGGGGCATCAGTATTCAAAAGTTTTCCTTAAATTTGTGTATGGAAGTTAGGTTCTTAAACGAAGGTGATTACGATGTGTTATCATCTTGGTGGAAGGATTGGAGATGGACTCCACCACCACGAGATTTCTTACCGCAGGATGGAACCGGTGGTTTGATGGTATCGAAGGATGGGATTGACATATGTGCTGGGTTTATATACTTTACAAACTCAAAGACAGCAATCATAGAGTTCATTGTATCTAACTTTCAGTACAAGAATAAAGATAGGAAGGAAGCTATAGAGTTTCTTATAAATGCAATTACTGAGTTAGCAAAAGAAGCATACGGATGTAAGTATATTTATACATCTCTAAAGAACCAAAACCTACTAAACAGTTTTTCAGCTTGTGGCTACCATGAAGGTAGCACCGGTTGTATAGAAATGATTAAAACACTATAATATGGCAGCAGTCACATCAACATTAGTAGCATTAGGAGGAGTAGGTCTATCGGCCGCTCAAGCTATAAAAGCCAACAAAGAAATGAAAAAGGCATCGTCTCAATATGGGATGGCTGTTAATAATATGAAACAAATCAAGGAGGTGAACCAATTCAAAGGCGTTCAGGTTCCTACTCTTGGTTTTGAGTTAGCTCAACAAGGACAAGACCAACAAACACAACAAGGAATTGCAGCACTTCAGGGTACTGGTGCTGAGGGTATCATCGGAGGTATTGGCCAATTGGTAGGCGCAGGAAACGAAGCTTACTTAGGTTTGGCTGCCCAAGCAAATCAAGCACAATACCAAAGAGACATGGCTCAAGCAGAGGCAGGTCAAGGTATTGAAGCAAGACGAGCTGAGAGAGAGTACAATATTGGAATTAACGATGCTATGGATGCTAGTATGAGAAGAGCACAATCTGAGTCTAATAGAAATGCAGCAATTGGTAGTGCGTTCTCAGCGTTAGGTACTGCAGCAGGTGGTATTGATAAGATGGTTGGATTGTATAAAGATAGTCCATTAGATCAGACAGCATTAGGGTCAAAACAATGGAACCCAAATCAATTTAATCAATTTGGAAAAGTTGGTGGACAAGATGTAGATTTTGAAGCTTTAGGTAAAATGTCAAATGATCAATTAAAAAGCTGGTGGAAATCACTTAACCCGTCACAGAAAAAAATGTTATACAACGACTAAGATGGCAACTAGACAAGAATATTACGGATATCTTCCGCCGTCACAAACATTAGACTTAGGTAAGCTAACAACTGATCTATCTAAAACTCTTTCAGGTATTTCAGAAAGAAGAACACTTGAAAAAGAGGAGCTTGATAAGATCCAAACCGACAATGCTAAAATTATCCGTGAGACGGAACTTGGTAAAAGTCAGACATTCCAAACAATGACATTGAATGGCGCGCAAAGCGGAGTTCAATTTATTAATGGATTAAACAAGCAGTTAAAAGCCGGACAAATTAGCCCTAAAGATTATAAGCAAAAAATGACTACCGTAATGGATAGTTGGGGTACATTTGCTAATACTGTTAAGACATATGATGCTAAAATGGCTGAGATTCAGAAACAACAATCTGATGTTAATTCTTCCGGTTTGACGACAGACTCAGGTGAATTTTTTGCTCAAATGTCTACATTAAAAGATAAGCAAATTTTTATTGACGATAGTGGTAACATGAGCATGGGTAAAGTTGATCCTAATACCGGTCAATTAGATCCTAGCTCCGTTCAAAGCTTTCGATCAATGGCCATGCCTAATAACACAGTTTTTACCAAAGTAAACCTTAACGAACAAGTAGGCTCTGTAGTAAAAGAATGGGCTCCGTTTCTTAAAGAAGACGGGATTAATACAATTAATGATGTTCGAAATAATGGCGCATATGCAACTAAACTTACTGATCTTGTAGGTGCGCTTACCGATAATCCAAGAATGGCAGCAAGTATATTGAGAGATAATACAGGAGGTCAATACAATTCATACTGGAGCCAAGCTGACTACAATAATAAGATGGCAGCTATGATCAAAAAAGAAAATGATACTAGGGCATTTATGAATAAAGCTCTAATGACAGCAGAAGAGGAGGCTGAGTTTGCTAAAACAGCGTCAACTAGGCTTATTGAGATGCGATTGGATTCTACAGACACTTATCAACCTGTTCTTACTCCGGCGCAAATTAAAGCGTCTCAAGATGCAGTTATAAGAACTGTAGGGATTTATCTAGAGAGTAAATCAACTCAAGATGAAATTCCTGTTAAATCATCAAGTGGTAGTACTACCACCACCACGCCAAAAGATACTAGTAGTCAAACTGTTGATAATATTAGAAAGCTTATCATTAATGGGAAATATGATCAATTATCAGAGTTTTCAAAGGATAAACAATACACCTTTAAACAAGGAGCAGCTGGTAAATTGAAAGTGTTTAAGAAGAATTCAAACGGCCGAACTGAAGAGATAGGGGAAGTTGACTTTGATAATGCAGGTAAATACTTTGAATTCAATAATTTAGACAAGTGGTCTGATTATGTAGCTGACTCAAGAAAAAGAATACCTGGATCAGGAGGATCAAATGAAGGATCAGGAGTTAACTGGAAGTAATAATAAACAACACAATTCAATATGCCAAACGATAATCTTAAGCAGTACTATTCTTATTTAAAATCAAGCGGAGCTGATGTTGCGCCAACATATGAGTCATTTGTTTCAACGTTAAGCGATGAGGTAAGCGCAAAGAAATATCATTCATACTTACTAAGTAAAGGCTTTGATGCTCCGAAGACATACGATTCGTTTGCTCAAACTTTGGGATTAAAAAAAAAAGCGGCTTCACAATCAACATTGGATCAAAGCAATACTTCATCGGGGCGCTTATCCAGCACAACCACAAAGCCTACGGCGTCTTCATCTTTAAAAGAAGAAAAAGTATACATACTCCCGAATAATCCTGGAGCCCTATACAAAAAAAATGGTAAGCATTGGTCTAAAAAAGTTGGACAAAACTATATACCAATAAAACTTGGAGATGTATCCGCTAGAGAGGAGATCTTAAACCAACAAGCTGTCGTTGCTTCTCAATTTGATTTAGATCGAATGGCCAATTACGCGCCTGAAGTAGAGCAACAATTGAAAGCAACTCCAATTGAAAACAAAGAATTAAAGAAATCATTTGAGCAAAAATACGGAGACATAAAAGTTCTAGAAAAAGAGATGGAACAAAAACGTCTCAAGGAGTTGCAAAAACCAGCTCCTCAAGAAGATAAATATCTTAACTGGAGAATTGGAGCAGGTAAGATATTTGACTTCGATAATCCTGACGATATAGAAGCATTCAAGGACATAAGTCCTGCTTTATATATGGACTACTATGATTCTAATGGTGATCCAATTGGTATAATGGATGCTGATAAAATGAAAGCAGCCGAAGCAAACATGAAAAAAGATTTCGGTGAAATTGAATTTAAGGCTTACCATTCAGTAGCTAAAATTCCATCGAGAGATAAGTTGTCTAGTCTAGGCGGTGATAATGCAGCTAAGCTTCTTAATAATCAATTTAAGGGGACAAATTTACGATTCTACCAAGATGGATCAGAGATAAGAATTGTTTCTAAGTTGGGTAGTGGGATCAATGAGGAAGTATTAAACGAAAAGACTCTAGACCTATCTTCACCACAATTTGATAAGTACGTTAAAAGCTTTGTCGGTTCTAACATCCTAAAAAAATCAGATAAAGATAAGTTTAATAATGTATCCACTATAGATGACTTAGTTGAACTTGTTGGAACTCGACCTTATAAATTTTCTCCTGCATTATTAGAAGGTATAGATATTGATTCTTACTATCAAAATAAAAGAAGAGTATTAGAAGGAGAGCTGGTTAGATCTAAAGCCGACTCATACGAAAAAGACTCAAAAACTTTTGATAAAGAAGTTCAAGAATTCAATACGCAAATAAAAGGTGGTAAAATGTCTAATCAGGAATTCGATAAGAAGTCCGCAGAATTAGAAGCCAAAAGAAAAGATCTAGAAAGCAGAAGGAGAGTAATATCAAACACTGTCAATGAGGCAGAGAAGATTGATAAGATTACAAACAATTTATACAAAGCTGATATAATCGATCAGAAAAAGAAAGAGCAAGAAGGTTCTTTCCTTGGTCTTATCGGAAGACAATTTGGACAAGGTCTTACCAATGTATCTAAAATGGGCGTTGACTTTGCAGCAGCCGCAGGGTCATTATTTACAGATGCAGAAACATTTGCAAATGCAGTCTCTCCAGGATCTTATCAAGAACTAAAAAACTTAGGTTATTCAGACGATGAAATAAAAAATGAGACTCAGAAAATAATTAAAAGCACCGGTAATAAAATCATAAAAGATGTTCCGGATGTATTCGGAGCAGGCACTACAGAAGAGTATGTTAAGTCAAAGGATAGAGGTCAGATAGAACAAGCGGTTAGTGCATTGGCAGAAAGTATTGGTACAATGGCCGGAGGAGTTGCACTAGCTCCAGGATCTAAATTAGCTCAAAATGCTGCATTTTTCGCCATGTCTTACAATGCAATGGAGGACCAAATGAGAGGACCTGCTTTTGATGGGCTTAGTGAGAACGAAAAGAAAATTATATCATTGCCTTATGGACTTATTATAGGTCAATTAGAAAAATATGGCGCAAAGGTTGGTTTAAGTGCTGCGGATAGTCCTATCTTAAATACATTCTCTAAGTATATTATGTCAAAGGTGTTTACATCTTTACCAAAGAATGCATCATTGCTTGAGATAAAAACTGCTATAGATAAAAGTGTTTCAGCGTCCATTGCAAATGGAATGATTAAAATTGTAGGAGCTGGTCTTGTTGAGGGTGGTACTGAATTTACTCAGCAAATATTTGAAGGCGTTGAAAAAGATGTAGCAAATAAAATTATACAATCAAACCAATTAGAAGCGGCAGGAGAAAAATATGACGGCAAAATACCTAAAGAGATTGTAGATCAAATTAAAGAGAATAGTTTCTTCAAGGATGTGTCAGACTTAACAACTAGTGAAGGCATATCTCAATTATTATCTCAATCGGTAGATGCATTTAATCTTGGGTTTCTTGCAGGTGGTATAGGTGGTACTATTAGCGTTGGTGTAAAAGATCCAATTTCAAATAAGATATCAAACAATAGATTCAAAATATACAAAGACCTAGTAAGTAACGACGAAGCTAGAAACGGATTTATTGCATCTATAAATGCAAAAGTAGAATCGGGTAAATTAACTAGAGTTGAGGCTGATCAACAGATCAAATCAATAGAAGATTCTTATCCGGTTATAATGAGAATACCTGATAATTTATCAACATCTGCACAAAGAGAAGCATTTAGTTTAATCGCAGAAAAAGATAAATTAGAGAGGGATATTATAGGTAAAGATCCTGCATTGGTTGCAAAACAAAAGGATCGTATTACTGAAATTAATGAACAATTAAAAACAACAAGCTATGCCGTTCAAGAGCAAACAACAAGTGAAGTACCTATACAGCCAGGAGCCAAAGTTGGCGGAGAAGTGGCGAAAGGAGAATCCAAAACAGGATCTCAAGTCATTGCCGAAGAAGGTCAAAAAGAAGAGTTAGTCGCAGTCAATGATAGAATATTAAAAATTGAAGAGGCGGCTAGTAGAGGTGAATTACTTGAAGATTCAGAACCAGGAGAATTAAAAAAACTCAAGGATAGAAAAAAAGAATTAGAGGCTGCTCCTGCAACTCAAGTAGACGCCACTCAAAAAGTCGAAATAGGTGGTATTGTCAGAGGTTATGAAACCATATCGGGAGAGGAAACTTTAGGCGACGTAAGATCAAAGATACCTGAACAAAGCAATGGTACTGTTGTAGTAGAAGGTAAGGATGGTGGTCAATATGCCGTTGCATTCTCTCGTAAGGGATCAGACGGTAAAAATATATTTGAGCAAGGTTCAAATACCCCACGTCCTGGATACATATCAGCATCTGTTAAGATTGCTGAGAATGCTACACCTGAACAAATACAAGCCGCTCAGCAGGAAGCTCAGAGAAATCTAGAGCTTATTATGCCGGCTGTTGTAGATGGTTCTATTAATGTACAGGCGGTGAATGATATCATGGCTCAGCAAGCACCTGTTTCCAAAATGGAAACAACTGAACCAACTATTTCTCCAGAGGGGACAACTAGTCCCCAGGTAGATACATACAGAGCTGAGGAACAAGCAGAGCTTCTTAAGGATATACCTGAAATAGAAAGCTACAAAGTAAATGGCGAGATAGATAAAACTCTCATGCCAGATGATGTATTGGCTAAGTACAATGAGATATACAGCAAGTACGATAAACTAATAAGCCCTTTATTAGAAACAAAAGCAGCTCCTAAAGAAAATATTCTTCCGGAAAAAGTACAAGAGAGATTAACGGATGATGGAAAAGGAAACTATGTGTTTCATCATTATTCATTTCAAAAAAGAGACAAAATAAAACCAACTAGCGGAGAAGCTAGTTTAATAGTTTCTAAGGAAGAAGCTTCTGCTATAAGTAGTGTTGGTGGTGTTGCACAATACTATACAATGCAGAACCAAGCAGAACCTGGTGTTGGCCCAGTGCTTCATACTGTTCTTGTTCCAAAAGAAGAAGTATACTATTTACAAGAAGATAAATTAGGTCTATACGATAAGGCAAGAGAGGAATTTCAAAAAGCAAGACCGGGCCAAGCGTTCTCTCCTAATTATCAAGCTGCATGGATAGGTAAGGTAGCTAATGATCTTGGTTATAAAATATTAGTTAGTGAATGGAGAAATGGAGAACTTCGTGGTCAAACTACCTTAGAATTAAAACCTGAAGAAAAAAATACAGACTTCATTCCTCGTAAAGAGGAAGTATATCAGGTTGGAGATAAAGTAAATATTTCCGGAGAAGATGCTATTATTACTGAAGTAAAAAATAATATCATTAGTTTCAAAGGAGAAAAATCATCAGGATCTATAAACCTTGCAAGAAGTAAAAATCTAATAAAAAAAATATATCAGGAAGAAGTATCAAATGTAGATGAATTATTAGGTGCTGATACTAAAGATCAATCAAACTTAGAGAAAGTTCTTGACGCATTAAGTAAGATTGAAGGAGACTTAGATCAATTCGGCAAAGAGACACTTGGTGTAAACATACCAATTGTTCTTGCTAAGGCAATCGTTCAGGCTGTTAAGGCGCTTGTTAAGGCAGGAATAACACTTGAGCAAGCAATCAAACAAGTGGCAGCTGAGAATGGTTTGAACGACAGAGATGTTAAGTCTTTATTCAATCCAACAAAAGTATCTGAGATCGATGTTAATGAAGTTCGATCAAAAGACCGTCCGGGTAAACGTATATCAAAAGGACTATCAGTTAAAACAGTTGCAGGTAAAAAAGTAATTGAAGAGACTGAAGGTCTATCTCTAGATTATGTAAAAGAAAATGCACCAAAGGTATTTATATCTAATGCAAATATTATTGCTAAATACCCATTGGTTGCAGGTAAGCAAAAGTTTAAAACAGCAACAACAGTTGAGCAAGCTCAAGAAATATATGATGTATTTGTTAGAGAAGTAGCAAATAATCTTGAGTACTTGATGAATGAGTTTAAGCCTGAGTTCAGAGATATATCAACTCTTTGGTATGATGGTGCAAATGCTATTGCAAATGATTTTGCTGAACAGTTTGACGTATCACCTGAACAAGCTTCCGGAATTATCGCAGCCATGTCCCCTCAAAAGGATTGGTATCAAAATGTTAGATTAGCTGAATTGGTATTGATGTCTTATAAAGATAATCCTGCATTGAGTCAAGAAATGATTGACTATCAAAAACAAATCAATCAAACAGGACTATATGAAACTCAAACATCACCAGGTAAAAAATTAAAGAAGGCTGAGAAAGCTTATAAGGAGTCTAGAACTAAGGCAAACAAAGAAGCTCTAGATAAAGCAAAGGTTAAATTACAGAAAGCTATTAATAAAACTGATGCTATAATTAAAACTCTTGAGAAATATTTAGGTCAAAAAATGAGCGATGTTCCTGCTGATATGCAACCATATATGGTAAGAACATACCACGAAGTAAATACAACAAAGGATTATAATATTGTAGCTCCTGACGGTAGTATTCAAGGAGTAGCTACAAAAAATAATGGAGAGAATGCTAAGGTTGCTTGGGGTTCTTATGGTGAGATTGGTAAAGCTGTCGCAATTAAAAATGACGGAAGCCAAGAAAACATCACAAGATCTCTTGGTGAGATGCATAAGATCAGAAACTTCTATAATAACATTATCGATCCAATGAGTAAAGATGGTGATGTTACTATGGATACACATGCCATTGCAGCTGCATTATTACTACCTTTGTCCGGTAACTCAACTCAAGTTGGTCAAAACTTTGGAACAAAGACCTCAAACTCAGGACCTCTTGGTATCAAAGGATTGTACTACGCTTATGCTGACGCTTACGCATTGGCTGCTAAAGAAGCTGGTCTATTACCAAGACAGGTACAAAGTATTACTTGGGAAGCTGTGCGTGGTTTATACACGGACACATTTAAAGGTAACAAAGCTGAGCTAGCAAAAATTAATAATATTTGGAAAAATTATCAAGATGGAAAAATCACAATCAACGAAGCAAGAGAGCAAGCAAAAGAATCAGCCGGAGGTATCAAAGATCCAACCTGGGCAGGAGGACCTCTTCAAGATGAGTCTGGAGCGAGCGCTGAACAGGAAAGTGTCGGAGGAGGAAGAGAAGGAGATGGACGAAATATTGTCGGGTCTGAGCTTGGAGGGGAGATACTAACAGCTGACACTAAAAACCCAACTGTATTAAGAAAGGTAGAGAGTGCATTAAATAAAGTTGATGATGACTTAGCTAAGTTCGGTAGAGAAACACTTGGTATCAATATACCAGTCGCTACAATGAGAGCTATCATTAAATTAGCTAAGGTTCTTGTTAAGACAGGAATTACTTTGCAAGAGGCAATCATTAAAGCGGCTGAGCAGTTAAACGTTTCTAAGGAAGATGCATTGAACGCGGTTAAGTTCATGTCTGAAACTATTAAGACTCCTGTTAAAAAAGTATTAGTTAACGAAGCTGCTGCCCTTAAAGATCAATTGAGATTGGAAGCTCGCGCAGCTCGTGAAGCAAAGACTGATCTTAATACCAAAAGAAAACAGATCGCTGCATTCATTCGATCGTTAGAAACGAAAGGAAGCATTACAGCTAGACAAGCAGCTGCATTGGTTAAACGAGTAAGCTCATTGAACTTAGACAATCAAACAATGGTTGATCGATTCGAGCAATACGCTGAGAAAGTTTTCAAACGTGCTGAGTATCAAGACTTATTGACTAGCGCATTTAGAGTAAGACGATTGATCAGAAAAGCGATCAAGTCTGAAAACCAAGCTGAGGTAGTTGGTATGGCTAAGTTGTTCAGTAAGATCGACCCATCATTGGTAGATGATATTGACAACTATATCGCACTTGCTGAAAGTGTACTTAATGCTGTTAGACCATCTAAACAAAATGTTAAAGATCCGGCATTAAGACAAGCCGTTAACATTGAGTCTATTGCAGAATATGCAAACGAACAAATTGCTAAGCAGGAAGAGAATAGAAAGAGAGAGTTGATGGCTGAGTATAAATACTTAGTTGACTCCGGAGTTCTTACCGATGATCTATCGGCTAAAGAAATGCAGGAAATTATCAATCTAATTGAGAACCCTACTGCTGAATTTGATCCTGAGGCTGATCAAAAGAAACTTAATTTCTTACAGAATAGATTGGCTTCAATGGAAGCGGTATTTAGATACATTCTAAATAACAATATTAATCCATTTACTGGAGAAGAGGTTGTCATCGATCCAAAAGATGCTGAGTTAATTAAGAGACTTCTTAATATGGACCTTAATGAAATGTCTGTTAGAGATGCCGCTAAGGTTGTTGAGGCTATGGATAACTACTTGATGAATAATATAACTAGCGGATTAGAAGCGGCTGTCAGATCATATGAAGGGGCTCAGAATGCTAAACAACTTGTAGCTCAAGGAAAGAAGGCTAGACCATTAAGATCATATTTCAATAAGACAATAGGTAGATTCTTTGGAGAGCAAATGATATCTCTTCCTTTATTGTTTGAAAAGATGTTCCCTGGCATTAAAAATTCGGCAAAAATCATGCAAATGATGGGTCTTGTTGATGTAATTAATGGATCGAACAAAGCCATTAGACAGCACAATGACTTAATGACTGAGTATTCTAAACAAGATTTCTACAAAGAGAAAGGATTTATGGAAGCTAAAAACGTTTATGAGCGTGGTATGCTTTCATTCCTAAAAAGAAATCTTATAGGTACAAAGACTGAGATTAGAGATGAGTTTAAAAGAAGAGCTGAGATAATCAAACAATCAATTGATGCATTAAGAGAGAACGGAACAGACAAAGAAATAGAAATGGCTGATCTATACCAAGAAGCATATGATAAACTTGGTGTTGCTGAACTTGATTTAGATGTGATCGAATCAAATGCAGATCAAATGAATAAAGATGCTGTAGCCTGGATGATTAATGAGTGGGGTAAATACTATGGGGAATTAGCTGATGTTAGTTTGTCCGTGTATAACTCAATCCTAGGTAGCGACACAAACTATACACCTGATAGATACAAAAGCCTATCAGCTGAAGACCAAGGTCTTGATGAAGCTTTATTGAATAGTGGAAGTGGGTTTATGATGTCTATGGATTACACAGACAAAAACAAGACAGGTGTATTAATGGAAGCAACAAGACCAAAAGTATTGCCTAATGGTAGGTATATTAGTCTTGACTTTGACGTAAACAATTTCAATAGCCTTAAGGGTGCATTAGTTGATATTAATACAGCTGCTGCTATCAGACAAGTTGATGGATTTGTCAAATCAAAAGCATTCAATAAATTAGTTCCTGAGGCAAAAGATAGAAAAATTCTTACAAAAAGAATCAATACATATATCCAAAGAGCAAAAGGTAAACGAACTGTTACAACTGACACCATAAAAGATGTTGAACGATTGGCAAACTTTATTACAGGACTTGGAGTTGGTAAAGCATTAGCTGGATTAGATCAGCCAATCAAACAAACTATTCCTGTAATGATTAATACAGTCATAAACTCAGGCGGAACAATGACGTTTGTTAATGCAGACATGAATGAAGCTATTAATAGATCAGGAATGCCTATTGCTAACCGTGGCCTTGAGTCTCAAGCAGCTGTTGAATCAATCGATAGATTGCTTGAAAAGACAGGTGGCCTTGGTGCTGAAGCAATTAAAAAGCTTGAGGATCTTAATCAGTTTTGGTTGAAAACATTATTAGCCAAGCCTGATGTTTGGGTAGCTCGCTCGTCATTTATTACATACTACCTCAAAGACATGAAGTCTAAAGGTGAGAATGTAAAAGATATAGATTGGTCTAAACATGAATGGGACAAAGACTCAGCTCAATATGCTCAGTTAATGGTCGACAGACAGCAAAATATATCTGACGACAAATTGGCCGGAGACTTCTTGTCATCTGATGATCCTACAAAACGAATTGCTAGAAAAGTTATCATGCCATTCGCTACGTTTATTATGAACCAAAAGGCAAGAATGCATAATGATTTCCTAGCATTAAGATCAAAAGATACTAGTGTTGAAGATCGTAAATCAGCCATTAAATCATTGACTGGATTAGGTGCTGAGCTATTTGCATACCAATTAATAGCATATGGTGTTAAGACTTTAGTTTATGACAACATTGCTAATTTATTAGTTGGTGATGATGACGAGGAAGAGAAAAAAGATAAATCACTTCTTGGATTAAAGATGACATCTAAACAATACAGCGCTACTAAGTTCCCAGTAAAAAGTATTGTAGGGGATATCTTATCTCCACTTCCAATCTTTGATGACTTGATTACTATGGGGTTTGACAAGGTAATGGAGAATTTCCCTCAGGTATCCGATGAAGATATCAAGAAAGCAGTCGAAGAAAAGAATACTATTTTAAGACTTCAAGGTAAAGATGAAATGGATGACAATGCTAAAACTAAGTTCATTGACCAACTTAAGTCTGACAGCATCTATTCAGTAGCATTTAAAAATGATGGTCAGTCAGGCAGAGCTTATGGTATGATGGGTATTGCCTACGATACATACAAAGAATTGATTGACTTAAGCGCAATGGCTTATACGGGGGAATTTGAAGATGAATACCAAGGTAGAGTAACTAATAAGTACTTACCGGAGGAGGATCGAAAAATTTTACAGAATATATCTGTTCCATTGATGATATTGTATTCAACTGGTATAGCTCCTAAGGATTTAGGAACTGTTGCTAGAAAGGTAACGAATATCGTTAAAAAGAAAGGCGTTACTGAGAACCAACACGAAAAGGAGAAAGAGGTTAAAAAACAAATCAACCGTGATCTCAATGAGTGGGAATTTGAATTAGTTAAGACTCGTAAGAAGGCCAATGGCGTTGTTGACGAAATCAACTATGTTGAAAGTAAAGGTGGCCTTGATGACAAACAAGGTAAAGAATATGTCAAACTAATGGATGCGTTCCCAACACCATCAGATGATATGTTGAGAGAAATTCAAAAAGGAATGACAGCTGATCAGATTATCAAAAAAAATAAGGGGTAATAATCTTGCGGTCCGAGTGCATGTCTACATTTTGGAAGACGAATCCGGACCGCCCTTTTTTGAAGTTCGTTTGGACCCACTCTGAGCTGGGCGAGAAGGCTGGGTAATTAAAATAGTCAAATTCATCTGAAGTACACATGTCGAACAAGCACTGGTGCGAGTCTCCTTTACTGAATTCGATGTACTTACATCTTCTGAGTTCTTCATTGTGTCTAATGTATTGAGATATTTTCTCAGCGCCTCTTGCGTCAAGTTGTGGTTTAAATCCGAACTTAAGGTTTCTGGAATCTTTACCATGCGAAATGATGAATCCATGGTCACCAATTATGTAATGGTTTAAAAATTTCTGATGGTTTATTACTGTAACGTTTGAATGCTTGCAGTCAACAATATGTTTAAATGCTGCATTAACAACATAGCCAAAGGCGCCTGAGTGGTTATCCTCGCACATGTTGTTGACGGTAATGTTTTTGTATACATTAGCTAGCTTATCTATTAATAATACCTTGGCCTTTAATCCAACCTCGAATGCTTCCTCGTTGGTCATGTTCTGAGGCAGTTTATGACCCTTACGCGTCGTTTCTCCATCCCATCCATCCATGTAGTCACCTAGCTCATCAATGATCAGGTAATCGCTTTGTTTGTTGCCTACAATAAAAGATACCATCTCATCAATCTGCTTGTTCAGTACCTCAGCATTCCAATCGGTAGCATACAACGCCAAGCCCTTACGACTGGCATCCATACCAACGTGGACATCGGTCCATATCAAACGATCAAATGAATTTACCGGATGAACGTACTGCTTGATCAATGGAACGTATCCATCCATGCACTCAGCTATGATCTTGTCATAGTCAACCTCAGTCACTCGATAGTTTGGGTTCTTGATAAATAGAGAAGCCTCCTTTGATTTGAGCCACATGTAAGGAACCGAGCTCGGCGTAATGCCTAAATTTTCGCATGCGTCCTTTAGTCCTTCATCACAATCAGTATTACTTCTCAATATTCTTGATACTGTCACACGCATGGTGTTTTCATTTGAGTCTAGGTTGAATTCCTTTGCGATAATTCTACCTATCTCAGACTTATTAGTTACACCACTTCTGTAAAGTTCGTGTATCCTTTTAGTATATACTGCCATGTATTAGTCTTCGTGCGACCTTTGGAGATCCTTAAGTACGCGGATTAGATTTTGTATGTTTGATTTTAGTTCTTGTGTGTCGTCATCTATGAGTGACTCGTAGATGCAATCGGTTAGATCATTGATCTCCGTCATCATTAAGTTCACATAGTTGACACTACTCATGCGCTAAATTCTGTTATTCTTTCATCAATACTTAAATGATTATTCTTAATGAATAATATGTAGGGCTGATGCATTCCTAATAAAAATTGGTGACCTCCAGTAAGAATGTTTTTCATATTCATTTTATTATTCTTACCAAAGCCAAAAACAAAATAATCTTTAACATCACTTACGTCGAATATTGTCTGATGTATACCCGGCTTTGCCGCGTATAAAATAGAATCATATTTTTCGATATCTTCTTTAACAAATGAATCGTTAAGAAAAATAACTGATGTGTCAAGCTCAATATCTCTTGAGCTTCCATTTTTGTGCACTAAATTTAATTTCAACATTTAACAAATATATTAATTTTTAACATTGTGGCATAATCCTGACAAATATATTTTAGACAAAACTTCATATGTGATTCTATACTTGTCTAAATGGTCTCTTCTAATTGCCTTCTTAATAAAGTAATCACCCATTAATTTACCATCACTATCTATAGCAATTGGTATATAGTTTAAAACCTTGTCAATCTTTAGTAGCCTTGTTCCTGCCTTTAATGGTACTGCTTTTATCCGGACGCTTATCATGTACACTCCTTCCATCTTCCTTATAACTTATATAGAAACCAATTGCTACAATTGCATTCATGCCGATAGAGCTAACTATCTCTATCACATCGTCATAGACTGTAGTCATTAAATGAATATGACCAATAGACCAAAACGGAATAGCTAGATTCTGGCTGATCCAAACGACTGTATATCTTACAATTCCTTTAGCCACTCTCTAAACATATTTCCCATGTTAATGATCTCATAGTAGAACTCTTCAACCTTTTCATCTTCCTCGCCTTTCATCTTTTTGTACAAGATGTCAGTCTTCTTTTCGACAGCCTTGATGAAATCATTGCCTGCCTTCTTGATCTCCCGGCTGTATACTGCAGGGTATTGGGTTTGGAGATCTTCCATGAAATCCATCATCACCGGTAAAATCCCAACCAAGGATGCCAGCTTTTTCTCTCCAGTTATAGATTTGTTTTTCTTCATAGCTTAAAGTATTATAATCGTATTTAACTTCATTTAACATTTCTTTTTCAGTGCGGTAGTATGGCTCATCTTTATGCCCCATCTCTACTCTATGCGTCTCTAAATTAGCTGACAGTGAGCTTAAATATTTTCTATTTAATGCATGCACATTTACGCCTATAGTATCTGCTATGTATTGTACTGATTTTCCTTCAATTGTAAGTTGCCTAATTAATGTTTTGTTTCTCTCAATAGTCAAGGAATTCCTCACCATTATAGACTCTTGCTGAGACGCCGTGCCTTTTAATTTCATTTATCCTATACACTTGTAATGGCCGTGGCTTTTGACCGGGCCGTTTAACTTCTATGAATTGTACGTCTGAGTTTTTTGGTATGGCGACTAGATCAGGGATTCCCGTCTTGTTTGTAACCGACAACTTGATAACATAAAAGCCATCAGACTCCAATTTCTTGATAAGCTTCGACTGTATTTGTTGCTCGGTCATGAGCAAATTTAGCAAATCTAAACATACCAAATGCTGGCTCTTGTACTTTATTTATCAAATGGATGAATATTAAAGGGTTTCTAACTTCCTCTAGTAACAATCCAGGAACTATATCGTCGTTGTCTAGCATAGCTCTTATGGTATACTTGCGACCTTCCTTTATCCAATTAGGATAGGCGGCCGATACAAACTCAATCTTATCGGCCTTTATCGAATCATCGATGCATATTACAGTGTCTCCTGGTTGCATTAGTCTAAATTTAATTCCCACTGATTTAATAATCTTCTTAGTTCTTCCCTAAGCACTTCAGCCGCATCCATTTCCTCTTTGGTGGCTTCTCTTTGACCAACAAAACCATACTTAGTTATCTTCCTAAGTTCTTGGTCTACTTCCCATACGAGACCTTTCCACTTGTGGCCATCTAATGCTGTTTGAAGTTCTTCTTTCTCTTCGTATCCGTCGTATTCAATTGTTACTTTCATTTGTACTTTCTTATTATGTTAAACGTTCTTTTAATATCCTCATCAAGGTGAGGCTCTGATCCTAACCTAACAGGGTACCAAGCGATTGTGTATCCATGGTTAGAACTATAGTCCTCAGGCTTGATCTTATTTCCATTGACCTTGTCAAGGTATATCCAAGGTACATTACCTAATAACTCAAGCTCTATACCTATCCTTTTCATTCTATTGATCAATACTTGTATCTCGTCCATCTTCTCTATATTTAATTTCTTTCCTAATGATATCAAGGTGCCACTCAGGTCCACCATACTCTAAGATTGCCCATAGGTAGTCGTCATCAATATCGCATATCGCGATGTAAGTTAGTGGCTGTCTTCCATCTACTCCACGGCTCCCTCTTGTTGCATACTTCCGTACAATCTCAAAGTCATCATCGGCATAGACATACTTAGGTTCAATCTTATCCATATCCATGGCACCATATCTCTCGTAGTCATTACCTCCATCAACCATAGCCCCGTTAGGGCATCCACAAGTAACGTAGTCATGCCGGCTACGGCTTACAATCGTCTCCTCACATTCAAGGCATTTAATCGCGTTATAAACTGTTTGTCTCATCTTTTCTTTGTTTAAATTCTTCCTCCATTGATTGATCTGGGCTGTACGTTTCATTGCACTTGCCACATATCATATTCTCACCATCTTCGGTCCAAGTATTAATATACTCACCTTCTATTATGTAAGGTCTACAGGTCTCACAGTTGCACGCATTGTGTGTCTTACAATACGGACATAAAAAAGCACCCATCATATCATTCTGCTTTAAAAGTTATACTTAATCGGTTATATTCCGTTTATCTACCCTAAATGTTTCATCATAGTATTCTTTAGGTTCTTTAGGTTTTGTCCCATTAACTGTAGCCTCACACCAATCCCACTGCCCATCATTAAATGCCTCAGTAACATCATCCTCAAACTTCTCCTCAGCTTCCTTCAGTATTGCATACCATTCAAACTTATCCTTGGGTGTATCCCATAGCTTTTCAAATAGCCATTGTGTTGCTGTCATATCATATTGTTTTTAGTGAAGTACTCTGCCACCTGACCGATGTCATCGAACTTAATGTTGTCAAATTTATTTTCCTCAAAGTTGTACTGCACAAGGCTCTTACTCTTAACCGAACGCTCAAACGTACAAATCTTACACACGCGATTCTTTCCAAGGTCAGTCTTCAATGTATACTGGCGTTTGTTATCGGTGAAGTTATCTAGCTCAAGCATTCTCCTGCACTCAAAGCATTGCTTCATATCTTTTCAACTCTTGTTATGTATTCCTTTTGTATCCAAGTGTTTCGCTTGACATAGTAATTATCTCTAAGCAAGTAGGCTCTTGTTGGTTCCTCGTTCCTTAATGTATAAACTAAGTACTGAGTGTCAGGATTAAACCTTGCATGGAACACTTTGATGTCCTCATTCATTTCAAGCCCTTGCTTGTAATTTTCGTTTCTATTCATCCAATCAAACAAATGGTCTCTCTGATCTTCAGTCATCTGCTCCCAATACTTGTCAGTTAAGCTCTGCCAAAACATTGTCCTAGCGATTGGTCTTGGTGGTATACATGCTTCTGCTAGGAATGCCAGCTCGAAAAAATCTATTTTAAATTCGCTCATAATCTTTCTTAAATATGTTTAACGTATAACTCTTCTTACTCTTGACAGCTTTATAGATCTTGTCCTCTATGCCGCCGTTACTAAATACCCAGTATACCTTGTTGAACTTCCGCTCCATGGTAGTCATTCTGTCTTTTGCTTGAAAGTACGATGTGGCACTGAAGTCAATGTTGTAGAAGATAATGTAATCTGCATTGCGTAAGCTTATACCCTCACGTCCGGAGACGATCTGCAAAGCTATTACCTGATAGTCACCATTGTCGAACTCCTCCAAATCAGTCGTCAAGTTGTCAAGGAATACTTGACTGAGTGCGCTCAGTTCTTCTTTAAACTTGTAGAACACGCCTATTTTTTTGTCGTGCCACCTATTTTTAATGAACTCAGCCTTCGTGGTATCAATCGTCATGCTGTTGCCACTCTCGAACTTCACAGTGCCACTCCACAATTGGTGTAACTTCTGCATCAACTTAACCGGCGTGTCAGCCAAAATAACTTCTTCCTTCCCCTCAACAACCAAGTCGCGCTCTAACTTCTTCACAATCATCTTTGTCTTCTCA